GATTTTTATCAGAAGATGTTTAAATCTCGGCTGACGTATACAACAGAAGCACTCTATAGACATTATAGAGCGAACATCTCTACCTCATGGCTACAAGCGGAGTTGATCCGCACAGAAGTCTATGGGCAAGGTGTCGTAGAAGGGAGCAAGCTGTCGACAGTTCCTAAAAATTGTAAAACTAACAGAACTATTTGTACCGAGCCTTCACTTAACATGTTTTACCAGTTAGGTGCTGGCGCTATAATTGAAAAGCTGCTTTTGAGGTATCATAATATCGATCTCTCAAGGCAGCCTGAAATTAATAAGGCGCTCGCTCGTGTCGGTTCGATCAATGGTGAAATTGCTACTATTGATCTTAAAGCCGCTTCTGATACAATTAGTCTAGGCCTCGTTCGGTATCTTTTGCCTCCTTTAACTGTGTCTTGTCTTGAACTGCTACGCAGTCCTGTAACAAAGCATGGAAAAAGGGGTAACGAGGTATTGAATATGATATCATCGATGGGGAATGGATTTACATTTCCTCTACAAACGATGATATTTGCCACGTTAGTTCGGGCGACCTATGATGAACTTGGTATTAAACCAGTTAATCATGGTGCTAGCCGCAATTATGCTGTGTTCGGCGATGATATAATATGCCTGAGTGAGGCGTATGATACTGTCGTCGAAGTTTTACACAGTTGCGGCTTCTCTGTTAACATACAAAAATCGTATGCGACAGGCCCGTTCCGTGAATCTTGCGGCGGTGATTACTTCAAAGGACACGACATTCGTGGCGTGTACTTAAAAGAAGGTAAAAACCATGCAGATTCATATTCAATTTTTAATCGTCTCACTCGTTGGTCTGCTCGTTACGGTATTCCTATCCCTCGTGTTCTACAGTATGTTAAAGGACTGGTTGATTTTCGACCAATCCCGCTACACTGTGGAGACTCTGAGGGACATAAAGTACCGCTCGAGTTCGCCAACAGCCCTCGCGCCAATCGTAATGGATCACACAGGTATTTCGTGTTATCCAAACGCGACCGAACGCTAAAGGTTAAAGACGATCATGAGCTAAACCCCTTTGGCTTTATCATCAGCCATATAGGGGGATACCTCAGGAACGGTAAGGCGACTCTTCGTATTAACAAGTCGTCTTATAAAGTCGTCAAACGTCTTAGTCCTCATTGGAATGAGATTGTTGACGCCGGACTTACCATCCGAGATTATCAACTAACTTTAGGAGAAATATTATGCTAGTAGAATTAGATATACCTTTTACCCAACCAACTGAGATCAATGATCCCAGGGTGATCGCTTTAAAAAACGTTCACTTATCGTTCGATATAGATGTACCTAACCTACAAACTAGTACGATGTTGGCTCGCGCCAATCGTCGCCTCTCCTTGTATGACGGTCCGATCTCAGTTACCGAATCCGGTAACGAGTTGGAACGCCAGTTCGATTTTGTTGTAGCCACTATCCGTAACGTCTTAAACGAAGCGCAGACTGCGCTCGCCGAGGAAGTTATCGAGGTAACGACACAATTGTTCGAATAATTTAGTGTAATCGGGCTAGGAGATACTCTGCCTAGCTGGACCCGTTCTAAACCCACTCATGCGTGTTGTCTTTGCATGAGCG